ATCGCCTATATGTAGTCAAGGGATTGGTTTTGAATTATTATGCGGTTTATTTTTTGCGACCGGTTTATTATATAAAGGGCTTATCCCTGTATACCTTGTTTTTTCTCACGCTCTTTCATTTTTTTAAACTCTTCAAAAGTACAGCTCTTATCTATAAATTCATCTATATCCATACTGAGAGAAGTCAGCAGAAACAATTCGTATTCTTTTTTCATTTCATCTTCTGGAGTTGTCCTTTTTATCTCTTTCAATTTTTTCTTCCTTTCTCTTCTTTCGGTATTTTTTTGTGTATTCGGATAGCTTCTCTTTATTTTTCCTGCGATATTCCCTCTGATATTCTCTCTGACGCTTCCTGAGCCTTTCTTTGTTCTTTTCGTAGTACTCAGCTTTGTACTGCCGATAATGTTCTTTATGCTTGTGGCGGTGTCTTTTCTGATATTCATTGGATCTTATACGTTTTTCTTCATCTGTGAGCGTCTCATTTAGCCTCAGTCCTGCCGCAGATTCTGCTTTCCACACCTCGACTAAATCTCTGTCGGTTACTTCTTCACATATACAATCATCGTATTTACAGTTGAAACAGTCTCTATCACACATCTGTTTCACCTCTCAGAACGGAAGGTCTTCATCTTCCACGTTGTCGTCTATTGGGTAGAACTTATCTTCCGGTTTGTCCTCTGAATTGCCTTTGTTCTTGCTTTCCGCAAAGTACTGATTTTCAATCACAACCTCTGTCGTCCTTCGTTTATCACCCTTATCATCTTCCCACATCCTTACCTGTAGCCTTCCGACAACTGCTATCTGCTGACCTTTATTCAGATATTTTTCCGTAAACTCGCCGTTCTTTCCGAAGGCAACGCACGGGATAAAATCCGCATCTGGCTCTCCTTCTTTTTTGTATGCTCTATTAACAGCCAGTGTATATCTTGCTATTGCTAAAGGCTTATCGCTTTGTGTATATCTAACCTCCGGGTCTTTCGTGAGGTATCCCATCAAAATCACCTTGTTCATACTCTTAACCTCTCAATCTATAGTTATTCTCCGGTTTTCTTTCAACGCTGATGTGGTTGTTTCCGCACCTCTGTTTAATCCTGCTTCCTGTTGCCTCGTCTATGTCCAGAAGCTCTCCCAGTGTTCTTTCGCTGGATATAATCGTTATCAAATCTCTATTGTTATAGCGATAGTTCAGCAGTTCAAAAGCTATGTTTACATCCGCTGTTGTCGGCTGTTTACCTTTCTCCGTCTTGAAGAAGTCATCTATGTACAGCACATCGGTTCTTTTGAACTTTTCAATCATCGCTCCGTATTCCTCATCGTTGTTCTTGACTGCTTTCAGTTTGACCGTGTCGTCCGTCCAACGCATATACAGCACTTCTCGACCTTTTTTTATCAGGTGTGAAGCAATGGCAGTGCATATATGGGTTTTTCCGCTGCCGACCTGACCGCCGATGTAAAACCATCCTTTGGGGTCTTTCGCAAACTCAACGGCCCTTTCCAGTATTCCCTTTTGCCATGGCTTGTCCGCTTTGTAGTTTTTGAATGTGTATTCGGCAACACTGTCTTTCAAACCGCTTCTTTCAAGCCTTGCCATGTTTGCCCTGATTTTCATACACTCACACGGAACAGTAACCATGTATATCCCCTGTGCCTCGGCAACAAAACCTCTGTTTTTGCACTTCGGGCAGTCATAACCGACCATGTTTCCCTCAACTGCATTCATTCTCTCGGCTTCCGCTATTGCCGCTTCTCTCATTCGTTTTTTTCTATCGTCAGACGTTGAGTCCGTCTTGCAGGTATTCATCCCATTTGCCTTTACCGCTAAGCTCATGCTTCTCCTCTCCTTTCAGCCTGTCCCAGATAATGCCTCGCCACCCGTTCGCCATGCTTTCATCCATCAACGCCATTACAGGGTTTTCGCCGTACTCTCCGCTTTTTTGGCTTACTCTGTTCAGCAATGCGGTCAGTCCCGTCGATTTATACGTTTCTCGTCTCTCGCTCTTGTACTTTAGCCATTCTCTGATTTTGATAACCATGGCTTCCGAGAAATCGTATTGGCTGATGATGTCCTCTGGGGTTTCTTTTGGGGTATCTTTAGATACCCTTTTCTTTATTTCTTCCCTTCTTACTTTCTTACTTTCTTCTATTGCTGTTAGTTGCCTGTTAGTTGCCTGTTGATTGCCTGTTAGTTGCCTGTTAGATTGACTGTTAACGTCTTGATATTCACAGTAGTTTTTTATTGATATTATGCGGAATTTAGGGTGTAGAGAGACTGTTATCTCCCCTGTTGATTTTAGGTGTTTTTCCGCTGTTCTTATTTGTTGCAATGACAACCCTGTTTCTTCTGCCAGTGTCGACAGTGATGTTACCAAAGAACCCCTCGGAACTTTTACCCCTTGAAATCGTCCGTCCTTCCAATTCGCTTTTAATATCAAATGTATAAATAACCTTGTGGTATTAATATCGCTGTACCATTCCCAGTCTAAAATCCCTCGGTCTATTTTTATAAATCCGCCGTCCAACGTAATCACTCGCTCTCTTCCAGCATTAACTCCGTCCTCGGCTGTTCCGAATAGGTCTTAAACAGCGTTAAGGAATATATCTGGCTGTCATCTATATATGCCAGTCCGTTAAGCGCATCCAATACCGACTTTGCCATGTTGTCCAAATCAGGCTTTTTTATATGCGCCGTTTCTCCGTTTTTCATGGCTGTTTTGACTTTCTTTGAAGCACTTTTAGGGATAGGCATATAAAATATAATCTCTGCTTTTAACGGCTTGTCCGAAGGCTTTATATTGCCGTATTCAGCCGCCCAGCAGTATTCAACATAGCTTTCAAAGTCAGCCGTTTTCTTCGGTGTGTATGTGCCGTACTTGCTTACCCTCGGTCTGCCCTTTGCAACCGGATTACCCGGTATTGTTATTTCAAAATTCATATTTCTACCTCATAAATAATTCTTTCCTATCAACCGCATAAACTCTTCTCTTGTATGTCCGTCCGCTTCGTATGCCCTCTGGCAGTCCTGTTTTAACTGCATATCCAGTTCTATATTTCCGTTATGTATTCCCTCAGAACTCATGTTGTGAAGTTCAGGAATGAGCCATACCCAAAAGCCGTGCTTATCAGATATGGCTCTGTTGCCTGTGCCGTAGTAGATGTGATGTTTGTGCAGTCCGTATTCTCTGCCTGTTATATAGCAGTATTTCTCTTTTCCTTGCAAAACCGAAGCGCTATGTGAACCTTTCACTTTTCCACTCTCTTTTCATACATTCTAACTGTTCCGGCGGTAACGTCTCTATCCCCTGTTCCTTACAGTCGTTTACAACGCTGTCTATCAGTCTTGACATCTGTTTTGTGTTGTACGAACTGCTGCCGTAGTACAGGTTTATAAGGCTGAAACCTTCACGCTCTCCGTCATCGGTCTTTTCGGCTATCCAGCCTAATCCGTGGGACTTCCACATCTTTATGATTGTATCTACCGCCTTGTTATCTACCTCAACGCTTCGGTAAATGCCCATGTGCTTTATGTACTCCCAATAGGTCTCTTCCTTGCTTATATTCAGCTTTTCGGAAAGCCTGCCGATAAGCTCCCAAAAGTAAGCGTTTGCCGACAGGCTTCTTCTTTTTCTGTATTTGCTTACCGCTACTGTCAGTGTGTCTCCTGCCTCCTCTAAAGCTGTCTTAATGCGTGTTTTCTCTCCGTAGTTCAATTTATCGACTACAAACGAAACCTCCGTCTCTCCGCTTTCCAGAGCCTTAAACGATATGCTGTTTTTGGCTTTCAACGTAGCCAGTTTATCGGACATGAGATCACTTCCTTAATTCTCGCCTTGCTTTAATCCTGTTCAATATTGCAGACACTTGCATTGGCGTAAGCTCTTCTATTTTTGTAGCATTGTAATGTTTTAAAGTATCTTCTAAGCCTTTGTTTTCTGCAAAGTAGTCTTTAATTTCTTTTATAGTTTCCGATGGTATCGGTCTTGGTTCGTTAAGTGATACTTCAACTGTTTCTTTAGGGACATCGTCAACCGTTTCTTCGGGTACATCCGTTTCTATACAATCTCCCCATTCATAAATAATTTTCTTATTCTTTACATCGGATATTGACAGTCCTGTTATTTTTTTGTTGACAATCTTTATGTCATTGACAGCGAATACTTTCTTTGTTTCGTATCCGCCCCTGTCATTCTTCTTTAACCCAGCTGTAGCGGCGTCTAACCAGATGAAAGGCGAAGTATACAATTCTCTGCCTATTCCCCAGTTTGTTCCAGCTCTCTTAAAACTGTCAGACGCTTCACCTTTCTTTTCGTTACCGTTGCCGTCCTGTCTGCTCTCAACACCGCAATCCGACTTTTCTATCCAAACAGGCTCTAAAGTTGTGTCGTAATAGTTACGATTAATAGCAATTCCGCAAAACAAGTTTCCTTTGCAATCGTAGTGCCTACGTTGCCAATTCATAGGACCGACTGTTTCATCGAGGATTGCCATATCACATCTGGCGTCCTTATAAAGCAAAAGGCTTAAGCCTGTCCCTGCCCTGCTTATCGTTCCGACTCTAACCTCTATCTCATCTGCGGTTAAATCACGAAATTCAAACATTACGCTTCCTCCTTATTTATCCCGAACATTTCCAATACATCCGATATGTCCAGTCCCTTTTTTAAACATCCGCAATGATAGTATTCTTCATATATGTGATAGAACTCTTGTCCCTCTCTTATAGGCTCTCCGCAGTATTCACACTTGTATACCTCTTTCGGAAGTTTTCTTTTTTCTCCGGGGCAGCCATGCCTATGGGGATATGTATGGCAGTATTCACATGTCATCGCCAACGCCCCCTATTGCGCTGAGTTTTTCTCTAAGACCTCTGTTCTCTTCCTCAAGAGCTTCATTCTTATCCTTTTCTTCCAGATACCAGTTATAGTATCTCTCTGATTCTTCTATCTGGTCGTACAGTTCATTTAAAACAGTCTCTAAAAGCTTTCTTAATGTTTTCATTCCTCTTCACCCTTGCCTTTTCTTCCATCAACGAAGTTTTTTATTCAAATCGATATACCAGCAACCCTCTTTATTATCAAAAAGAAGGTTATATTCCCCTACCCACTTATCAAAACGCCTATTTATTTTTACCCTTGCGACTGAGTTTTTGTTTTTTTGACACAGCTTTAATCCAATCGTGCTGTCTGCTGATTTAAAATACAGACGGTCAGCCGTAAGGGCATAGATAATATGCTCTGTTGACGTTATTTTCAACTGAGAATTATTATAGAATCCAAGGTGCATCACTTTTGATTTTCCGTTCGTTACAAGTGTTACTGCTACATCGCAATCATAATGACGTGTGTTATTATGCTTTTTTGTTATCCATTCCATATTTATTCACCCTTGCCTTTTCTTCCGTTTTCGGTTATCATATAAGTAATCATTTTTCTTGTGCCCCTTGTTGGAATGCCAGTTCCGCAGGGGCTTTTTTATTTGTTAAAGTGTTACTATAACTATTCCGTCATTTATTTCTTCTTTGAGTGCTTCTTGAAGGTATGATTTAATCGTATATCTTGCCGTCATCTTCCACATGCCGCCGTCAGCTTCGAAAAGTCCCACCTGTCCACCGTCTCCTATTCTTAAAAGGAACTCACTTTCAGGTTGTTCCACTTCAAAAAATGTTCTGTACGGCTTAAGTTTTACTATCGGTTTAATCGGAACGTTTTCCGTCAACGCTATTCCTTTTCTGACTGTAACCTGCTGATTAAGTCCGTTGTCATCACTCTTTACACTGTTCTCCAATGTCATTGAACTTAATAATTTAAGAAGATAATCAATATCATCAGTATGCTGATATTTACTTCTGAGCTCTATCATAGCTTCCTCATATCCTCTGAAACCTTCTGAAAAAAGATTATTTCTTGATGAAAGGTTTATTATGTTGCAAGTCTTACCCGGTTCTATAAAACCTCTTTCTGTACGACAATTCACGGTGTTATAATCCGATACCTCGACAAATAACTTTGCTTCGGGAGTTTCTGCGCATTCGTTCTTAACCCAACACACAAAACCTTCAAGACTTGTTACCGTTACATTTGAAGGGACAATAGGTTTTTGTGCAATGACTTCCAATTCTCCGTCTTTACCTCTTGCAAAAACATCGTCATTAATTTGAATTGTTTTTATCTCTGCTCCATCAATTGCCATTTCCCTGATTTTTTCGATTGCTTCTTTTAACATAATTTTTCCTCCTTATCTGCTTGATACAAGTTTAAGCTGCGCCGGTGTTTCCTGCTCTCCTCCGAACAAATCAGCCTGTCCGGATATCTGTGCTGTCATTTCTACCGCCTGTATTTCTTCTCCGACTTTACCTACATACAAAGCTGTGGCAACTGGATTTGTAGGCGCTAACGTGCTTTTTGCCGTAGCAGCTACTGCAAGTGTTTGTCTTTCATCGTCCGGCTGAATTTCAAATGTTACCGTCAGTTTTCTTTTGGCTTTTGCCTTTGTGTTAGTGTCGAGGATGTTTTCAAGAACCTTTGTCATTTCAAGGTCTATTCTTTCTTCAATTGCTCCTCGCGCCATCTGTACAATTGATTTGATGTTCCCTGTTTCCATTGCCTTTACCTCCGTTGACTTTTTTATTGTTTAGCGTTATTATGTAATTGATTTTTATTACCTGTCCCCTTTATCGGAAACCCCTTTCCGTTGGGGGCTTTTTATATTCCGCACAGGCTACTCCTCTCGACCTGTCCTTACATCTGCGCCACTTCGCACAGCTTTTGCATTGGTCTTTCACCGCCTACCTCTCCTTTGTATTGACCGAATACAGCCTTTAATCTTATAGTCGTCCAACTCCGCTTCTTTCCGTATTTCTATAAGTACTATTTCCTTATACGTTTTCCTGGCGGCGTTATCCAACTTTTTATCGTTCTCCTCGTTTGAGAGCTTCGTATCTTTCTTTGTATCTCTCTGCTCTTTCATGCTCCTGCTCCATTTCTCTGCTTATGTGGTGTATGTATATCGCACTGATGATTGTTATTACTATCCCATAGGCAAGCCAGAAGCTTACTGTTTCTACTGCTGTCATTGTGTACTCCTTTCTTATTTTTCACCATCAAGTAATTCAAATAAGGATAAGTGAATAGTTGTACTCAGTCTTCTTAATTCTTTCAGACTAAAATCTTCTGGTCGTATAAATCTGTTTCTTATCGTTCCCTCTGAAACGCCTATGCATTTGGCTAATTTTTTAGAATCCAAATCCATATCTATCATTCTTTTGCGAATGGTTTTAACAAGTTTTTCGTTACTTTCTTTGTTTGGATTTAATATAACTTTCGGCATGTCTCCACCTCCTAACTAACCTCATAAGCTGTTATCCAAAATATCTCTTTAATCTCTGCATAAGTATTCTTGCTTTAAGAAGCATTGCTTCCCTTATCCCTGTATACTGTACTGTTACAGGGATATTTTTTAGGGGAGTAATGTTTTTATTTTTTTCGTACTCCTCATAAAGACAAACCCTGGCTTTTGTAAATAAATTAAAGGTCAGTGTCATATGGTATTTCTTATCACCGAGTGCAAACTTAACTGTTATCGTCTTAATCTTCCCACCTCCTAACTTATCCTTCGTAGAAATATTCTATCGGCGCTCCGAAATAAATTGAAAACTCTTGATTTGATACTTTTTTGAGCATATACTTTCTTTAAGAAAGGTTGTTGTCATATGATAAAATCAAGTAGGTCTGTTCTCTCCATAATTCAAAACATGTATAAAGCTAATAATGCCTATCCATTAATATCCGAGATCCATCAAGAAACTGACTTAACATATAATGAATTACTTGCTGCCATTCACGATCTTGTAGATAATGGCTATTTAGACTTTACATATGCCCCTGGCACCAAAATTGTTAAAGGTGTGACGCTTAAAATAAAGGGTATTCACCCAATTCAATATAAAATTGAAATTTTTAAGGGCTATGTTGTAGAAAAATGGATTGATTTCTTGGCTTTGATTGTGGCTATTATTTCACTTATCATTTCACTTATCGCTATATTTTCTTAAATGCTATAATTGACACAACCAATGCTATCAGGCTGATTAATAACATTATTTTTGATGAAGTGTTATAAACGCTCCATGCCTTAAAACCGTTTTTATAATGATAGTAAGGATGTAACTCCGTAGGTGGGTACACCATAAAAAATAAGGCTTTACTTGGTTTTATGTTTTCGCATTCCTTCAGAGGTTTTTTAGCCTCAAAAAAGCATTCTTTCATATCCTACCTCCTAACTAGCCTCATCTCCTGTCAGGTTTTTCGTTATTATTTAAACCTAACAATATAAGACTTATTGATTTAATAACTTTCTCTTTATAAAAACTTTTGCTATAATGATTTTGAAGGAGAGGTTGTTATGCTAACCAAAACAGAAAACAAATTTTAAAATCTGTAATAAAACTTAGTGATAATGGTTTGAACTCCGTTACCTATTACGATGTTTCTACTGATTTGGGTATTCATCCGAATATCGTTATTAACGCTATTCCTAATTTAGTTCAAGCCGGATTGCTCAAATATGTATATTATACTGATACAAATTTACCCTCTGGCTTCATGTTAACTTCTTATTCTCAAAACCTAGCTGAGTATAGAATACTTGTTATAAAAAGTTTTTTAGTCAATAATCTTATTGCTATATTGGCATTAATTGTTGCTGTTATAGCTCTGTTTCTACCTGCATAAAACAATTATCAAATTTAAAACAGAAACAAAAAGGACATATATTGAAAAACCGTTTCCTTTTCCTCCCCACATATACCGATAACAGCTTATGCAAAACACAATTATGCCTATTATTATTTCAGCTATTGCTAATATTGTGATCGCCCATACCTCCTACTCGTTTATCTCCTGTCGGGTTCTTCGTTGTCTTTATTCAGTTTCTTTGTTCATAAAATCTGTCGGGTCTTTTTCGAGAAATGAGCAAATCATTAAAAACTCGCTTGCTCTTAAATCTCTTGTTCCTTTCTCGGATAAACTTTTGTAAAGTCTACCAATAGGAATTTTCGTTTTTTCCGAAATTGTAGAAATTGCTATTCCTTTGGCTTTTATATATTTTGATACCTCCATTTTTGTCTCTGTATCCACTTTTTTGTTTGTAGCTTTGTTGCTCAAAGTCTTGGTCGAAACTTTTTTTATTTCACTTTCCATATAGCTTTTATATGGTTCTGGAATATCCCATATAGCTCTTGTATCAACAGATATATGGTCTATATTAGCTTTAACTGTTAATACTGCCAGTTCACACGCTTTTACATGTAGATTTATTTCAGATACACAATTTGATATTTCAACCCCATTAATTTTGACTGAATATACATCGGAATGTGTATTATCTGAATTGAGTTTAAAATCTACCGCACTCATTTTTAGCCAACTCCTTCTTAGTTTCTTAGATTGATTATTTAGAAAAATAAGTTTTTCACTTGTTACCTTTGTAGGTTCGTGGTAAACTCTTAATAAAATAACAGTGGAGGGTCTTATATGAAAAAAGATGATTTTAAGTTAAGTATTGATGATATAAAAAGCCCTGTATCTCAAATGATGGATTATCTTAATGAACGCGAAAAATCCAGAGCTCACAAAGATAAAGTTATATTCATTCTGACAATCATAAGCACAATTGCTTCTGTTATTGCCGCTATATCATCTTTACTTGTTCTTTTCTAAAAGCTTTTTTAAATTTTCAAGACTATCTAAAATCATATATATCCCCATTAAATATGGATCTTTATGCTTTTCTGCCATTTGCTTTATGTTGTCTATATCTTTTAACATCTTTCCACCTCCTACTAACCTTATCTCTGGTCGGGTTCTTAGTTGTCTTTATCTTTATCCGATGTAAATAGATAATCCATATCATACTCTGGCAACACATCAATTCTTGTTATCCTAGCCTCTGGATATGTAAAAGCTGTTCTTTCTGCAATTTTATTATTTGCAGATTTTTCAGATATTCCCAATATTGAAGCATAGGCTTTAACTGTTATATTTTTCGATTCGAGTGCTCTTTTAAGATTTTTTAACATCTTTTCACCTCCTTTACCCCACAGGGTAATTTATGATTTGATTATATACCCTTAAACGTAATAAGTCAATAGATTTTTACGTCCAAGGGTAATTTTTTACTTGTATGTTTTTATCCTCTATGCTATAATTTGCTTTAGAAAGAAGGTGGTTAAATGGACTTTTTAGAAAAACTAGATTTCATGTTGCAAAAATTTGATTTGAATAAAAATTTATTATCTCAAAAAAGCGGTATACCTTACACCACTATAGACGGTTGGTATAAAAAAGGATATGAAGGACTTAAAATCTCTACTTTAAAGAAAATAGCTTCTTATTTTAATACCTCTCTCGATTATTGGGTCGTTGATTCTATAACAGACCCTAACCACGGGAGAACATCTAGTTTTAAAATTAGCTTTGATGAAATGAAGCATATTGAAAAGTACAGACATTTAGATATTCATGGCAAAAATATTGCTGATACTATCATCGATTTGGAACTTAAAAGGATTGAAGAAAGCACAGTTAATGAGGATGTCGAAGAAAATATTGTTTATATAAACTTTGCTCAAAACAGCGCCTCAGCAGGTTCGGGAGATGTATTGTTTGGAGATATAGACGATACTCCGCTCGCGCTGGTTGAAAATCGTATAACCAATAAAGCTGACTTTGCTGTTAGGGTAAATGGTAATAGTATGCTGCCAAACTTCTCGAACGGCGATATAGTACTGGCAAGCAAGCAGCCTGTTGATAATGGAGACATTGGATTATTTGTAGTGAATGGAAATGGATATATTAAAAAGAAGGGCAGCAGAGAACTTATTTCTCTGAACCCTAAATTTGATAATGTACAGATTGGTGAATATGATACAGTTTATTGTATGGGAAAAGTAATCGGAAAAGTAGAAGATGAGTGGATAAGGTAACGTAATTAATTTTATTCATACAATTAAAAAAATAAAGAAAAGGGGTATTATTATGAAAAAGAGAGCGGCTATTACTATTATTGTTCTTTCATCTGTTTTTTCCACATCTGCATACGCTAATGTAAATGTTGGAAATGCTATGAGAGACTATATGAATTCTGTAAATTCAATAACACAGCAAGAAACACAAAATAAACCATCAGAAAATCAAGATACTAAAAAGGATATAATAAAATTGGTGGTAGATGGCGTTGAAATTAAAACCGATGTTCCTCCTGTTATTATAGACGGAAGGGTATTAGTTCCCTTAAGAGCTATGTTAGAATCTATAGGCGCAACAATTAACTGGAATGAAAACACCAAAACTATCACCTCAACAAAAGGGTCTGTTTCAATTGTTTTAAATATTGGCGACTCAACAGCTTACGTTAATGACAAAAAAGTTGCTTTAGATGTTCCTGCTCAAATACTAAATAACTACACATTCGTTCCCGCACGATTTATAGCTGAAACTTTTAACTATAATGTAAATTGGGTTGGCAATTCTACTGTAGAAATAACATCTTACAATGACGTTAAAGATCATCCGGAAATAGCAGCAAAAAATGTTCCCGGTGTACCTGATGGTTGGGTTCCTTGCGATATCGGAACTCTAAACTCAGCAACCATGGCTATAGCAAACGGTGATGTTGTTTATGTAAATGGACAATATTGGTGTTCTCCGAATTACGCTAATATAAATGGTAATGAAAATGTGGTGTGGGTTAAAGATGTATCAGAGGGACGACCTAAACAACCTATATATAATTCGTTCGATTACAACTCTACTGTTGAGCCAGTTCATAACGAATGGTCTGATTTATCAATTTTAGATCATCAAAGAGTAAATATAGGAATTGAAAGGTTGATGAAAAATAATGGAGCTGCTACAACAGTATCAGACTACGATTTGTTGAAGTATATAATTCCGTCCTTACCTGAAAATTTTAAAAACAATCCAACTACAGGAGTATATGAGGGAATAAATATTAAAGTAGAAGACGGAAAAATACTTATTAATGTTGATGACTTAAAGGAAAAAGGAATTATAAGCTGATAAACAAAAATCCCCTCCTACTGCAATAGGAAGGGAAGAACAGTATGCGGTATATGAATACCCACTCGCAACTAAAGTATATCATACGACCGCTTATTTTTCTATATATTTTAGAATAAAGGAGGTCTTTTTAATGGCTACTGCAAAGAAACTCCCCAGCGGACAGTGGCGTGCATTAGTCTACAGCCACACAGAAACCATTGACGGAAAACAAAAGCGGATTTATGAAAGCTTTACAGCGCCGACAAAAAAAGAAGCCGAATACCTTGCAGCTGAATTTTCGTTGAATAAAAAGCGTAGACGTACAAACTGCACTGTTGGTGAAGCATTAGAAACTTATGTAAACAACAAAGAAAACATATTATCTCCGTCAACATTAAGGTTATATCGCTCATACATAAACAAATACTATTCATCATTGAAACCGCTGCCTATAGATAAGCTGTCCAACAGTCAAGTTCAAGCCGAGATTAATTCTCTTTCTGCGCACCTTTCCCCGAAATCTGTCGCTAACATATACGGATTACTGCAAACAGCTCTACTTGCACAATACCCGAAAATTGATATTGAAATATCGTTGCCCAAACGCCAAAAACGCGAAATAGCCATTCCGACATCCTCACAAATCAAATGTATGCTTGATTACACAGAAGGCAGCCAGTTACATCTTCCGATAGTTCTTGCGTTTTCAATGGGACTTAGAAGAGGAGAGATTGCAGGACTTAAATGGACGGATATTGACTTTGAAAAGCGCACAATGCACGTTCATTCTTCAGTTGTACTTAATGACAAAAAAAGTTGGGTTACTAAACAACCGAAATCTTATGAAGGTGATAGACTTCTGGATATTCCCGATATCGCTTACGAGGAACTTCACTCGATATTCGCAAATGCAAACAGCGAGTATGTATATCCTTATCGTCCATCCGCTATATCAAACTCATTTGTGAGATTGAACAAGGTTTTAGGTTATAATTTTAGATTTCACGATCTACGCCATTATTTTGCTTCGGTAATGCTATCGGTCAACGTCCCTGATAAGTATGCAATGCGGCGAATGGGACACGCTACAAACGCCGTTCTGAAAAATGTCTATCAGCACTTGATGAGTGAAAAAGACAATGAGGTTACCGCTACAATTAATACTTATTTTGATGAAAATTTCAAATAATAAGAAACGAAAAATATTAACATTCGTGTTGCATTTCGTGTTGCATTGTTTCTTAAAACTCTAATTTTTATAGCATTTTATTTATATAGATTTTAAAATCTTTAATTTAAAAACAGCAAATTAATGCGATAAAATCAAGGCTTGTGTCATAATGCGATAAAATCAAGAGTTCCCCCATAATAACCTATTTTAGGTTCAAGCCCTGTTAACCGCATAGTAAGAACCCTGAATTTTCAGGGTTTTTTATTTTTATGTTGCATTTCGTGTTGCATTTTACCCAAAATAATAGAACGCTCACTCAATATAAAAAAGAGCCTAAATCGGTAATAACCAACTCAGGCTCTTTTCTCTTTCCAACGAACGTCCCTACTTTAATATAAAGCAACAGGCGTTCATTTTTCTATCCCACTATCAGAAATTTTTTATTATCAATTCTTTAAACTTTTTCGAGTTTCCTCCTGACATCAAAAGATTATTTCTTTCTACTCCTCTGATATTATATTCTTTATACATATCTCTTATAAACTCATCATCGTTATATGACAGTATAAACTTTCCTTTTATATTATCCAGACAATCTTTAAGCCTTATATGATCCTCTGTGTTAAAGAAATTTCCATCTGTCCCTTTATAGTACTTTTCTGTTGTATGGTATGGCGGATCAAGATAAAACAATGCTTCGCAACTGTCATATAACTTTATCAGTTCTTCAAAATCCCTATTTTCGATAACAACTCCCGAAAGTCTTTCCTGTATCTCCTCAAACCTATTTAACGGCAATTCCGGCCGCTTTGGTCTTGTTGCAAAAGTACCTTTTTTACAGCCAAAACTTACTTTTATTAAGTAGAAGTATCTGGCTGCTCTCTGTATATCCGTCATACCTCTCATATTAACCTGTTCCTTAAAATCATAGAACAGCTCTCTTGATGAAATTATGTATTCCAGTTCTTTCTTTACAGCTTCCGGATGATATTTAATGCACCTGTACAAATTTATCAAATTTCCGTCTATGTCATTAAATACTTCCATTTGCCCCGATACTTTTTCTTTTCTGAACATTACCCAGCCTGCACCGCCGAATACTTCTATATATCTCTTTGGCGTTTCCTCCGGGAAGTGAGATATAATTGTATCTCTTAACGCTTTCTTGCCGCCTATCCATCCGATAAAACTATCCATGTTATCAATTCCTTTCCGATAAAGTTTTGGGGACGTTCATCGGAAAGGTTTATATGTTTACTTATCTTTACTCCTCAAAATCATTGCCGCCACCTGTTCCCTTGTGGCAAATGCCTGTGGAGCTGTTCCGTCTGTTATACCTTCCGCTTTGGCTTGTTCCAATTCTTCCTTTGCCCAATCGCTTATGGGGAGGTTTCTTCTTTCCGCAAGCCAATTGTCCATAAATTTATTAAACTGTTCCTGTGTCATTTCTTCTTCCTCCTTGGGAGCTTTCCAGTTGTCCGTTATTTCAAAGTGTGGCATATCGGGCGTTACCCATGTGCCGCCCCATGTTATACTTAAGTTTTCGGCTATTCTGCCCGCTTTTTTTAATGTAGCTCTATCATACAGATTACTTCCGTTACAGGCTATATCCCACGCTCTGCGGTCTGTATGACGGCTGTGCATTGTCCATGTAACAATCTTGCCCGGCTTATTTCTGCCCTGTTCCCATAGTTCGTTCTGCCGTTTCTGTGAGCGGTATGTCTCGGTTATGAATATGTCCAACCCCTCCGCCCTGCAAGTCTCCATAAACAGCCTGCACGCCCTCTGCGCCAACGGTGTAAGCTCATTTATATCTCTGCAAGTCATTTGTATTGCCCCCTATAAGGTTCCTGAATAATTCGTATAATCCCGTACTCGATAATCCGCTGAAAAGTCCCGCAAGTAAGATTTCCGCGGTGAAGTCCATGTTTACCCATACATTAAGAACAACGCCTAATATACCCATGATTAAAGGGATAAAGCGGTTAATCTTATCACTGGGTATCATGTTTTTGATTATGTATCCTACGCAAAGGCATATACCGACAATAAGCGGTACTGCGTATTTTGTTAAATATCCTATATCCATGCTTATCACTCCTTATTTTCCAGATTACTTATTCTTATCTCGTGTTCCTGTAACTTATCGTCCTGTTCCTCATTGTGTTCCCAAAGCCTTTTGTGCGCTTCTTTGCTTCTGTTTGCTTGGTTGTCCATCTGATGTGCAAACTCATCAACCTTAACCGTCAATTCCGTTATTGATTTCGTCAGCTTTACAATCGGTGTAACGATTGAAATAATGCCGCCTATCAGCACAAAAAGACCTGCTAATATCTCCCATGTCATGGCGTTCCTCCCTATAAGAAAGGGCGGTTGTTACACCGCCCGACCTATTAAACTAACATCTTGTAGACTTCATGGATAAGCTCCATAGCTTCTTTCTTTCTGCCCTTGTTCGGGTGGGAAACAGTAACTTTCTTACCGCCCTCAATATAGAACTTGTCCCCTCTTGCGCTTTCGATGACGTATGTACCGCTTTCGTCTTTACCTATGCCCCAAACGTCATAGTTTGTACCTTTAATTTTAGGCTTACCGTTTCCGTTTTCGATTTCATCTGTAATAACGAATTTTCCATCAATACTTCCTGCTCTGTCGGGGAAGTCCGTAACTTTTAACATACGTCCTTTTTCCGTTTCCTCTGCCAAATAGCAGAACACAACACCGTCATCGGGGATTGGTGTCTTAATGCCGTTTTCGTAGGTAAACATGTGGTGTCCGTCTTTTTCGATAGTTTTCATTTCGATTAATTTTTTCATGTGTATTCCTCCTTATTTATTAAATGTTCTGTTCTGATATTATGTAGTTCTTTTCTTCCGCTGTAATCTTTTCGCTTAAAGCCAAGTCCTCTATTTTGGATTTGGCAACACTTCCTTTTAAATAAAGCCTTTTAAGGCTCTCCACCAGTGTACTCATAGTATGCCTCCCTCTAAAAGTTCCTCTGTATATTTATCTATGGCTGTCTGCTGCGCCTCCGAGAAAGAGGTTTTAAGACTCTCTTCTATTCGGTCAAGCTGAGATGGTTGCGGTTCAGGTTTTGGCTCTTCACTAAGCACTCTATCTACAGTAGCCCTTATTATTTCCGTGCCATCTTCATTTATTTGTACAACCTCTGTATACTCATGCCTTTTACCTTCATCGTCAATGTATTTTTTAACTCTCTCTTCGATTTTCATAACGCTCACCTCCTTCTAATAAACATAAGCAACCACCGCCGCACTTCCTGCGCTGTACGGTAATTCCGCTACATTTGTAATTGTTATAGATTTTTTAAACTCTACTTCACAACGCCCTGTCCTATCCATCCAAAGTTTATTATTCAGGGTTATTCCATCAACTGAAGCTACGACAGCCATAAACTGATCTGTATTTCCGCCTGTATTCGTAGAGAAAAAAACAATTTTTCCTTTGCCTGTAATAGTAACAGGTTCTTTTGCACTTGCCCCGAAGTTTTTTATCAATATAGGTTTTGGAGCATTAATCTTTATCGTTTGATTTATCAATGAATCTAAAAATGTATTGATACATCCACAAAGATTTGTATTGTTTTTATCATTTTTATTTCCAAGAACATCTTTAACAGCTTTCAAGCTCTGCTCTTCCGCTAAATATTTTTGCATAAACTCACTTCCCAATTTAATAACATACCGCTACTATAGGAGCAGCGTCTCCACTCGGATCCAGGTCCGTCCTAACTTCAACCGAATTTTTGAAGGGGATTTTTTCAGCAACCGTATTATAATCTCTTTCAATTGTGGAAGAGGCAAATTGCGATATCGGTTTTCCGTCTACATAGATTGAACTAAAATACCCATTGTAACCACAAACAAATAGATACCCTTTTCCAGTAACCTTAGTGCCTCTTTTATAATCGGATACTATTTTTATCGGTGTTCCAAAATTATTATCGTCAATGCCGTTTTCCAAAACCTGTAAAAGATATTTAGCCTTTGCCATGAGGGTGTTGTTTATAACATCCGTTGGACCATCGGACATCGTTCCTATTATTTCTTTTATTAGCTCAACCGTTTCTTCTTTTCCCAGATAAATTTTAGCCATTTATTACACCTCATTCTGTCATGACATATATGCCGTTTGCGTCTATTCCAATTTTTGAAGTAAGCGCAAGTATACTGTCCAGTTTGTTATTCAGTGTTTTACCAGAACCTTCGCCAATGCTGTTTTTAATTTCTTCAACTGTCCTCTGGTCTGCCACCTGCGCCAATATATCTCCTGTTGCCATGTCTTACGCCTCCTTTACTCTCAATATGCCGTCCGTTCCAACCTCGAAGTATGCCTTTTTCGTCGGACTGCCTTCGACGGAGATGATGTTGCCCATGCTCTCCGTAATATCATTTACCGCCATCTCGGTTTGGTTGACCTGTTCCATTAAATAGTTATATCCATGTTGTTTTGTAAGTCCTGTCTCTGTACCGTTAGGACTTATTGTTTGTCCGAGCGTCCAGTTCTCGGGTAAATCTGCCGGTAACTTCGCCATTACTCAACCGCCTCCTCTACAGGTATTTTATGTGTAAATACCGCCTGTCCCTCTATCGGTACATATACAGGCGATACGGTTAATACATTTCCTTTTGCGTCCAGTAATTCCAACTTTGTAACCTCTACCGCCTGTGCTTCTTTAACAGTGTACTGAATAATCGCCGTATTTCCTTGTGCTTCTTTAATTAACGAACCGATAGAAACAGTACCGTTTATTCTTGCGCTTGCGACCGTATTTGCAACGTTTTCAGCCGTCTGATTTAACAATGCGCTTTGCACCGTATTTTGTTCTGCCATAACAAGCACCTCCAACATATTTCTTGTAATAAACGGTTTCTCGCCCAACTTCCACGAACCGAGTATGTAGTTCCACTGTAAATCAGTAAGTTCCACAGTTTCATCAACCGTCAACTCCGTTATTGTCAGCGGTTTATTAATAAATACGATATGAGCCGGCTTTATTTTATTTATCGTATATAAAACCTCGGTAAAATACTGTTGACTTTCCGATGAGCTTTCTATATAAAGCGTGTAGTTGGGATAATCAACCGTAACCGTCCACAGCCCTTTTCCGATGATTTCATCTAGCTTTTGATACAAAAATCCCAGTGTAAACGGCGGTTTTGTAGTCAAACGATTTAAAACGCGGAAACGTCTGAATTGTAATGTTTCCGTGATGGTATTCGGTACTATACCGAATATCCTCTCCCACATAGCCACTGCGCTTTCGTCCATTGTCTGTACAAAAAAGTTGTCGGCTACAGCATGCATTTCAATCGCTAATGCATTTAATTGCTCTGTCTCCGTTTTACAGATTTCCTGATATTCTAAAATTTTCCTAAACCAATCGGGAAGATACTCTATAATATTTGAATTAACCTGCCACATTCAAATCCACCGTCCCTATTACAGGAACTTGTTGTACAGTCCCCGTCTGAGTTAAAGATATATCTGTCGCCGCCCCGTTAATCGTTACATTTGTCGCATTAATAACGCCCGTTGTATTGATAATTGCCGATATTATCTGCGCTACAAAAACGCTTGATGAATACTCTATGCCGCCTTTCACCGTAGGCTGCGCCCAATCCTGCCTGATTTTCAGTAAATAGCTGTTTATCGCCTGTGTTATCGGTTCTTTAACCTGTCCTATTTCGTATCCCGATGAAAGCGTTACCGTTGCGGAAACATTAACGGTTACTTTTGTAGGAGCAACAACCGTTACTTTAGCGCCTATGGGCGCCATTCCCAATCCAAAACCCTGATTAGGAGGCGGATCGACTGCGTTTTGTACATTATTTACCAAAGTAGAACTTGCAGGCTGCCAATCGGCTCCTATAATCGAAAGTTTAACAGTGCCTCCTCCGTTCCATGTCGGATATACCTGTACGCCGCCGACGCCGTCCAATCCTCCCACAAATTCTCTGTACGCTGCCACATTGCCTCCGAACGGTTTCTCATTCAGCGCCGTTATCAATCGTTCCCTCAGTTCATCATCCGTTTCTCGGTTATCACCGGGAACTAAAATGTCTGTCATTTGCGCCGTCGTAAGACCGTTTATAAATGTGATGGGAAGTATCGAACCCGAATACTCATTACCTATTGTTCCCGCTGTCTCTGCCGTCAGCTCAAATTCGTTTTGTTTATCCGTTGCTTTTGTAACAACAAAGTTAATGCTGTTATCGCCGTTTATTGTGGAAAAACGAGAACCGATAGGTACAGACTGATTAAAAACGCCGAGCCTGACAGCCTTTGAAGCCGAGTAGCGTGTTATATTTCCCAGAATAGCCAGATAATCGAGCGATTGACCGACTGCGGTTTGTACAAACGCAGCTCTCTGCACTTGGTCAAGGGTCATATAATACTCTTCCAATGCATAGGCGGCAGGTCCGAGGGCAGTCTGTATCATTCCTCCCTCTCTTTTATCTAATGTGTTTGGTACTTTATCCAACATCTTCTTTAAAATGCCGCTATAATTGTTGTTTGTAAAATCTATCAAGTAATGTTCACCTCCACCGACTGTGCAACGTCGCCGTATACAGTGTTTACGGTAAGTGTTGCGGTAAATTTATCTCCGTCCACAGTATATTTAAAATCGGATATTCCCGTTATACGGTTATCTACGGAAAATGCGTCTAACATACGCCTTTGCAGTTCCGAAGCTACATATCCGGGATTGCTCCCTATAAGTCCCTGCCACTGCATTCCGAAGTACGGAGAATATATCTGCCAACGAAAACGCTCGACATTAAGTATAATTTCTACGGTCTGTTTAACAGCCTTATATCCGTCTGCCATACCTGTTATTCTGCGAGTAATCGGGTCGGCGTAAAAAGTAAGCGACGGGTAGTTTTCAAAAACAACTCCGTTTGAAATATTTATATTACTTTCGGGTAATGTTGCCATTTAGTTCACCTCGAATATTCTTGACAGTATGATAAATTTCTGACCGTGCTGCACCCTCAACATAAGAACCTTATCCCCGACTTCCAATGCGCGGTTTAAAATAATAAAGCCGTCCTTTATCGGGAGCGGCTTTCCGTGTTCATAACATATAATATCCTGCGTCTGGTCTCCGTTTGCCCCCTTGGACACAAGGGATTTCAAGGTAGGATATGAGCCTGCCAGATCGGTTGAAGTTCCTCCGTCGGGGCATGAATGACTGTGTCCTAAAGAATTTATATGGTGTATATGGTCAAGTATAGGTATTTTCTTTTCGATAACCGACTCGGTCAGTATTAACACCGCCTCATTCAACGGAGCTTGTGCTATATCTCTTTCGACAGTCAACGGTTTAACGGAACTGACTGTGCCTATTTCCATATCGCACGGCTGACTGGCTTTATTCTGCTCATTGGAAACCATTACCAGCGCATCAACTAAGTTCACAATCTCACCTTCTTATATTTCATACAAATCAATATCCATCGTGTGTTTATCGTTTTCAAAATTATGTGTTATCTTTTCTATTAAAAGCCATTGATTAAGGTCAATATCTCCAAGACCTTTTATCTGCATAAGTATCATCTGCCCGGCTCTTAATCCGAGAACGCCTAAAGCCGATACTTTTAAGGTCCGTAATCGTCTGTTATAGTATTTTAATGTTGCCTCCGCCTGCGCTTTTAACTGCGCAGCGTTATCAGAACCGTCGACCTTTTGATATAACTGCAACATTCCCCACCGTGCTATGTTATCCTCATCTTTCGCTATATGAACGTCTGCATGTCCTGTTTCTTCATTCGGCATTGCTACCTTTATATAGTTATATGTCTGTTCATCTATGTCGGTTTTATATGAGTAGTCCAAAACAAGGGATTTGTCTCCAATCATTACATTGGCTTTCATATCTTCCGGCTTTCTTAAGGATAATCCTTTGCCGTCGTCAAAAAACACATACAACTGTCCTGTATTTAACAACGTTTGTTCAACAGCTCCTTGAATTATATCCAAACAGCTTTGGTCGGTTTCTATTAATGACGGTATCGCATAACCCGTATCGTCTATCTGACTTATATCCAGCTGAAAATCTTCGGCTATCTGTTTTATAATATCTCCTGCCTTTTGTCCGTAGAAACTGTATGAAGCATTGGCTTTCAGATAGCGCATTTGGTCATAGCACGTTACATCGATAGACCCCCAACGGTCCTTTACTTTTGTAAACACATATCCGAAAAATACAAGCGTGCCGTCTACTGCAAAACTAACCATATCCCCCTCTACAAACGATAAGTCTCCGCTTTTCTGAATTGTAAACTTAAATGTTCCCGGATTTCCCGTTCTGTTTGTAGTATATGTGGCAGATTTTACACAACTCGCGGCATTCCACAGCTTACCTGTTCTTTTTTCGGTTATAATCAATTGATAATTCATCTATTATTCACCACCGTAAGTGCGCTCGCTTTAACCCAACCCAGACTACCGCCGTCAACGGTTTTGATGTGTACCGAATATTCTCTGGTTTCGTCCTCAACAATACGCGATACAACACAGGTGCGTCCGTTTCCGTTTCCATGAGGCTCATCACCGTAACTGGAATAATAGTAATCGCCGTTTACAGTAACCTGTGCGCCCACATACAATTGTTGTTCGGGAATACTTCTTGTTTTTTCTTCGTTTACGATATTCGCCCCATCGGCTGTTGTCTGTCCCGTTAGATTGATACTCTGCGGCGCATAGTCTTTATATTCGGTCAATTCCAATTCGTAATAGAAATCTCCTGTCTCTCCGCCTTTTTCGGTATATTCAAAATGTGTAACGACAACTTCAAAGCCGACGTCCTGCGTCATATAAGGTTCGCCGTTTTCGTATGCTCTTACAGGGGTATAAACCAGCGCCTGTTTTTCGAGCATTGCTCTTTCAAAAAAATTTATATAAAAATACGGCTCTTCAAAAGAGCCGCTTGTTAATGTAAATGTGTTCGGTCTGCCCGGTAAATAACTCGATACGGTTACTTTTTTAAGTCCGGGTATACGAGGAATATTAATCGGACCGAGTGCCAGAACATTTTCGTCCTCGTTTTCCGTTTCCCTTACAACCGGGAGTTCTTCGGGATTAATAGGCAAACGAATAACAAGTCCGTCTGCTTTTCTTGCAAAAAACAAACCGTAATCTATCGCCATATATCAGTCCCCCCTTATGTCGGCATTGCCGTCGGTCTGTAAGACGATGACGCCGCCTGTTCGATAATAATATCTTTTATAGTGTCGGCAAGAGCTTTTCTGTCTGCTTCCGTATTCCCTGTATTTGCGCCGCTTACATTAATGACAGGCGTTTGCGAATTGAAGTTTATTTTATTCACATACTGTCGTGTTGCTACGTCTACCAAAGACTTAATATCTTCTTTCGACATATCCACTGCTTTTGATATTGAAGCGGCAGAGCCTTTTATATCTCCTACGTCTCCCGCAATTCCGTCTATTGTTGCGGCATATCCGCCGTTATAGCTTCCGCCTGCTGCATTTTCGGCTTTGCGTTGTGATATTTCAACCGCTCTACTAAGCCTGTTAGCCATTACATTAGCCTTTAAATTTGACAGATCCGCATTTCTCGTTGTCTGTGAAGCTTCATTTGCGATAGCGGCCTCAGTACCTATTGTAATGTGGTCCAACATCCCAAATGATGTGCCGAGGATAGCATTTGCCGTTGAAGCCAGTTTATTCAATCCGTCTATAGCTCCGTTGACCATTTCCTGAAAGTTCATCAGTACATGAGCTTTTAGATTTCCAAAGCCATTGGCCGCATTCGTAACAAATGTCGCTATTCCTATCTGCATAGTTTCCAGTACCGTCAACGCACTGTCTTTAATGGTCAGCCACGCTATTCCTACTCCGCCCAATTGCTGAATCCATTGTATAGTTGCCGCCACAACTATTCCTATTAATAATGCTATCCACCCTAGCGGCGTAGCCATTAATGTAGCGGCAAAAGCCGCCAACGAACCGTTTGCTATTGTTGTTGCCGTGGCAAAGAATATGGCAGCTGCCGCCGCACCGTAAAAGGCAGGGGCAATTATATCGAGATTTTCAGCCGTTACCTGCGCCATTTTTCCTACAACTTTCAACACCGGTTCAAAGGTCTGTATAGCCGTATTTTTAAATTGCGTAAACACCTGACTCCATGTATACGGCATTTGTGCAAATTTTGCATTTGTCTCATCCGCCGCCGCAAACATGGCATTTTTAACCACATCTGCGGTTATTCTGCCCTCACTGGCAAGGTTACGCATTTCACCTGTTGTAACACCCATGTACTTCGCTATATTTTGAGCGATTAACGGCGTTTGTTCTAATACGGAATTTAATTCTTCACCTCTTAACACACCCGACGACATAGCCTGCGTCAACTGCAACATTGCCGCCTGCGCTCCTGCTGTGGATGTTCCCGACAGTACCATTTGTTTATTTATCTGCTCTGCAAAATTTACTATTTCGGCAGAACTGTTAAAAGCTTCACCTGCAAGTATTCCCAGTTTAGATACCATGTCGGCTGTATTTTGGTATTCGCCCCTCGAACGTTTGGCGGATTCAAAAATCATGTTGTTTAACTGTTCTGTTGTTTGCAGACCGTCATTCATCATATTTAATCGTGCCGTAGCGCTTGTAATATTATCCGACATAGCCGCTATGCCTTTTATTCCCTGTAGTCCCAGATATGCGCCTGCAAGATTTCTGATTGTTCCGGTCAGAGCCGAAGCGGCTGATATTCCGGTTTTCTTTTCTTCATTCAACAATCTTTGCGCTTCTCTGGCGGCTCTTATGCTTTGTGTTTCTGCTCTTTTCGCAGCAGCCACCGCGTTTGATTGTGCCGCTTCTGCCCTCGCTGACTGTGCTGCCGCTCTATAAGATGATGACATGAGCCTTGCGTTTTGTTCGGCACGTTTCATGGCTGCATTAACCTGCGCAGTTGCAACGTTACCTTTGTTCATCATATCAATATAAGTTTTTAACGAACTTGAAAAAGCGTCTTTTAACTCAAGTTCTTCCCTTATAACCGCCATATCATCACCTCGCTTCCCTTTCTTTTTTGCGTTGCATTAAGTCTCGGTATGCAAAGCAACCGACCAGTTCCTTTTCGTTATATGGCAATTCATCATATTCATGCGGCAATATACCGTAGTTTACAAAACAGTAATATGCTATGAACATATCCTCTGATAAATCGCCGTATATCAGTTTTTTATTTTTTCATCTTTTTCCTCAGCGCTGTTGTTAAAACCCGATAATTCGGTGATTGCGCTAAGCAGCGCCGTATACTCTCCCGCTTTGAGCATACGTCCGGGAACTTCCAATGCGTCCAGCGTTCCGTATCTTTCACAAATCTGAGCGTTTGCAAAATCGGGAAATACTGTAGCTGCCACTATCAGACGTTTGTTGTACTCAACGGGATCGAATATCTCCTGCACAAATCCGTTTGTCTTTTCAGCTCTGCGGCTCTTTTTTGTTATCAGGTCGTTCTCTTCCTGTGATATTGCTTTTATTTTAAAGGGAACGACATTGCCCTTTTCGTCTCTGAAACGTTTTGAAATAACTACTTCCGATTCTTCTTTTAATTCTATCGGATGTAAAAATGCGTATAAATCCATAATATATCTGCCTCCTTAATTTCCGAGTTCCGTCGGTTCGTTGAATGCTTTCAGTCTTGCAACATCAGTGTACGAGAAGTTAAAGTCATAATTAAGCATGGCTTCTTCATCGTTCAATATCGAAAGCGGTATTGTTCCAGTTAAATGACAGCCGTAATATGCCATTGTCTGGCTGTTTATGCTTGTTGTCGGGTCGTTATTGGTTATCTGTATATCAAACAAAGGCATAACGCCTGTGTTAATATATTGCAATACCATATCCGTAAATAGGTTAGTACCGTAATAGATATTTCCTGTTCCCGTTAATTTTGCGCCGTTGGCTTTATTCTGAATTTTTCGTGTACCGATAACTCGCATATCGTTTCCCTGTATTTCAGCATTGGTCGTAATGTTTTTCATTCCGGCTACTTCTATATTTCTGCCGTCTACAGTGATAAATATTTTACCCTCAGCGCCGTTGACGGTATCTTTAGCAAGTAAATAAGCCATAATATGCCTCCTTTTCCGCATAAAAAAACCGCGTCGAAAATGACACGGTAAAAGTTTCTTGTTTTTTTTATTTTATTATGGTAATATACTCTTAAGAAAAGGATTGCCGTTTTTAGCGAGGCGGTCAGTCCGTTTAGGTTTGTGACCGTCTAACTATTTGTTAGGCGGCCTTTTTATTATTTCCTGTGCATAAACAGGGCAATAACAGCTACGATTAGTATACCTATCTGAATCAAATCAGTATATGTAACATAGTTCATAGCGTCACCCCCTTTTTAAGAGAGTGACTAACCGCCAAACAGCAATCCCTTGCAAATTTCTCTGCATTTTTAGAATACCATATTTTTATTTAATGTTCAACACTTCTTATTTATGCCACAGTAATAGTAAGATAGATTTTTTCGACTGCGTCAACTACCTTAAGCGCAATGTTTACAACAATGCTGTCAATGGCTGTTCCCGGTAATACTTCAACATCGTCAGGGTCAAACTCCTGTATTCCCTGATTATTCTGTATTGTGAGCAGGTAACCGACTATGACAGCCTTAAACAGCGCTCTGCCTTCTTCGTTGTTATTTACCACTCCTATAAAACTTTCCGTGAACTGTCTGTAAATATCGTTTGCTATTGTACTGCAAAGTCGAATAACTCTGTTTTTATGATATACTTCGGATATTGTCTGCGTATAAGTTGTTAAGGAGTTTATGTCATACTCAACCTTAACAGCTCCGTCCTCCGGTATAAGTGTTAATTCGCCTGCTAGAATGGCGTTCTCAATTTCCGTATTGGTCATTCTGGGTGAAACGTCTACGGCATGAGGATATTTCGCATAGGTCAAAGATTGATTATACTGCGCTCCTGCCTGTGCGCCGCCTACCCACCAGCATACCTGCTGTGGCGTAAGAACCGTACCGTCGTCAAGCGTTACCGAACCGACATTTACATTAATACAAAAACGACTGTCGGGCTTTGTCATTCCTGAAGCTACGAACTGACAGTACTTACCGTCATTGCTTGCAAGCCTCTCTACAAAATTCTGCATAGCTTTTAATGTTGTTGCGTCTGTTCCGTCGTAAATAAGAATGTCGAAATCATACGGTTCTATTTTTGTTAAAAACGTTGTGTATGCGCTGTTTGCAACCGTACCGTCGGCGCCGTTTTTAAGCGCCGCCCCTGCCGAAGCTGTCAATGCTCCCGTTCCGCTGAATTTAACCCAGCTGTTTGCCTTCAAATCCGCTACGTTTTTCCCTGTCTGGCTGTCAACTATAGCTCCGTCAACGACTGTCTGCACAGTGAACGTCCCTTCTCCGTCTGCGTCCTCTACTATAATTATTGTAATATCATTCCCACGAACTCCCGGATATAACGCTGTTGCTGTCAGCTGCCCTATTGTTGCCGTTGCTTCTTTTGAGCCCGAAGCTTCCGGTCTGTAAAGCAACACCTTTGTCGGAGCTGATGTTCTGTTGCTGCCCTTAAATATCTCATGTAAGAATAAAGCCTGCTTTTCATATATCGGATATCCGCAGTATGCCGTAGTGTCTACACCCGACTTAACTTCGACAACCTCTCCGACTGCTCCCCAACTCATAGGCTCGCAAATGGCAACAACACCTCTCATGCCTACCGTTAATCCTAATTGTGTTGCGCTGTCAAAATTAATATAGACGCCCGGTCTTATTTTATTCTGCGCGCTCCAATTGCCTCCTGCCATTATTCAGCACCTCCCATAAAAGTTTTTACCGCCTTTTCGGCTTCTTCTATTGTGTAAAAATCTTTAGTGAGGATAGCTTTTAAAAAATCCTTCTGTATATGAGAAAAGCGTTTGCTTTTCAGCAACGCCTCACGACTAAAGACTTTATTTGTTTCTTTTTTCATTTTAATTTAACCTCCTCGTTCAATTCTTGGATGGTCTGCATTTTTATATTCTTTTTCGGAATAATAACGCGTTCCTCTATATCAAACTTATAGTGCAGAGCGTCTAAGTCAATATTCCATTCCCTGTTATGCGTTTTTATCAAAACCATTTGAGTACTTTCTCCGTCATTATAAGGAAAATTTTCAAGGGCAAGGTCCAAAACCTCAGCTGTGGCTTCATAAAGCTGCTGTAAATTCGGCAGATTGTAATCCTGCAAACAGGTCAAATCAAGTCCGATACGTCTTTTATAAAATCCTCCCGTTTGGAGTTCTATATTTGAATACCTCTGTTGTAAAAACAAACAAGGCGTTATTATACCTCCTTGCGCAGGGTTCTCGATAAAGGTATATTCCGGCAATAAAGGTTTTAAATATTCCGCTAAAGATTTCGCTATTGTATTTACCGTAAATTTCATTTTTCAAGCCTCCTTGCCAATTTATCCAGCTCTATCCTCGCAACTCGGCTGTATTCTTTCTTAGCCTTATCCGTCATATGCAATCCCTGTACATATTGTGTCTGTGTTCCGACAACAAGACCGCCGTCATAATCAGGGTCATACTCTATCATATTACTGTCCGGATTAACATACAGTCCCGGTACAAAGTGCCTTTTCATTCTATGCCCGTCATTTACATAAGAAGCATATTCTTTATTATTCGCCAAAACAGTTATAAAAGATTTACCCCCTGATAACGCTCCGCCTATGGGTTCTGTTCTGCTATCGGTTGCCCAGTGCTGTTTCATTTCACCGCTTCTGGTGTTAGCGCCTTTTAAATCATCTACAGGCGGAGTAAGCTCTGTAGCGATCTTCACTGCCCTTATAGTTGCTCCTTTGGCTATATCTGCCAAATCATCTATTAAATCAGCTTGCATTTTCTTTAATGCCGCCAATCTTGTTTTTATTGTATATTCTGCCATTTCACGCTCGCTCCTGTTCAAGAAGCTTAACCTCAATATGAGCCAAGCCCGGCATTACAGCGCCAAACGGCTCATAAAAATAATTAGGCTTGCCTGCAAAAGCACGTATAGCGGCTGCGTTCTGTCCCAAGCGACCTCCACGCCTGATTATCAGTTTATCACCTGCCGCTATATCAGTGTTTATACCGCACATCAAACTATCCGTCTGGTTGTAATCGGCTGCCGTCTGTTTCATTTTAAGCGCCTGTTTATCGGAACTGTAAATCCTGCAAGGAATTTTTTCATACATCAGCTTCGGTTCAAGCCTAGTCAGAACGTCATCTGTGGGAACATTTCTGTAAATATCCATTTCATCTGTATACCAGTCTGAGTAATTCATATTACATACGTTCCCCCCATTCCTATAAGACGTGCTTCCGTTGCTAACATTTGTCCGTATTTAGTAGCGTTAAGACTGCCCCACTCGGCTGTAGCTTTTGTTAAAGCGTCCGTATCATAGGTTACGGAGCTGTCGCCGAGTGTTGCAGATTTAATTACTCCCACAAGTGCGCCTGTGCTTGCCGCCTGTTCCGCATTCTCACTGCTGGGTGTAAAGGTTTGCAGATACATAGTCAAATAATGCGCTACGTATAATCCGGCTGCATATTCCCATGCCGTTCCCCACTTATCGGGGGTTATGGCGTTGTTAACTCGTTCAACAAACATCTCCAATATATTTTCAGGTACAAGGCACTCGCCGTTTTTGTTAAAAAATTGTGGGAAATCTTTTTGAAAAAGAACGGCAGTGTATGCCCCTTTTACTGTCCCTATATTGGAAGCGGTTTCTCGCACTCCGTAAAATTGCGGTTTCATCGGTTCATACATTGCCTGCCGTCTCCCTTCTTATTCCTTTACTTCTTCTGTTTCTTTGTCTTCTTCTGTTTCTTCGACTTTTTTTCTTCTTCGGGTATTATCCTTAACCTCTTTTTCAGCCGCTTTATCAATATCTTTATCTTTTATAGATGCGGAAATAACTATCTTTCCGTCTGCCACCAGACTTTTGAAATAGTCTGTTTCCGTTACCCATTTATCGATTTCACCGATATAATCTTTTGGGATGTACTTACCTGTTTCGCCGTTCGGCGCAGGAATGATAACGTTTCGTTTGCTCATTATTACCATTTATATTCCCTCCTTAAATACCGTCAAAGTATGCGATTGTCTGAGGATAGAACACCTGAACCTCTGAAATATTGGCTGCATAAGCCGTGTCATAACAGAAGTTTGCGGCGTTTGGCTGAGTCATGGCTCTTGTGAGCGGCACAAGCTCGTCCACATTGACATATCTCTTATGGTTTACATAAACAACCATTCTGTCTTTCTTTCCTGTGCCTGCGCCTTTGCACCATTTTGTCGCGCCTATATAAAGATTTCCTCCGTTTTTAGCAGCTACGTTGTTCTTAAGCACATAGTCCATGATTGTTTCTGTGGCTATATCCGTAACCATAGTGTTAAGAATATATGTGTACTGCTCATAGGGCAAGAGAATATGATTAGGCATTGCCTCTGTATCATACTCGGCCGCCGTCCACACCTGTGTAATCGCATTGTTTATATCTTTTAAAATTTCAGCCGGTGTTTTATCCGCCCATTTTGAAGAGTTGCCTGCTGCGTTGTTTCCTACTGTCGTTTCCGTTGCATCGGGGTTGTTTACAAGTCCTGTTGTGCCGTAATCGGAAAGACCGACATATACATTGGCGTCCATGTGCTTATCGTATGTAAGTCTTACGCCGTCTGTAAGAAGCTGGTCAAGGCTTCTGCCGATGTAGTTTGACTTCTGCATATCTACAAACATAACTCTGAGAGCTGTTGCAAAAGAGTGAGCTTTATACACACCTTTGTCAACAGACGCCTGTACAATGGCCAGCCCGTTTGCTCCGCCTGCGGTAACGGGACCGTTTTCAGAGCCTCCTGTAATTCCATACGCTACCGACATAGCCGATACATAGTCAACCCAGCCGCCGCCTACATTAATATTAATATCACGAGGATATGTTACCGATGTAAGAGGTTTTCTGATAAGAGGGTCTCTCTTTTCAAGCTCCGATGTTAAAAAAGCTCCGCCCGACGCTATTCCTGCCGCGTCCATTGTAAAAGCTCCGTTATTTGTACCCATACCCTTTGAAACAATAGGGTCGGCTGTAATTGTTCCTATATTCTGATACATTAAATCGCCTCCTTAAGCGTTAAGCATTGTAAGTATTCTGAGTTCTGCTATACCGTTGGCGTCTGCCGCTCCTGCCCACTGCGCATTTGTGAGTTTAACACTGTTTTCACTGTCTGCAACAGCCTCAAAGCCTCCGACTACGGCATTAGGTAAAGAACCGTTTGCCTTAATTCTCATGTAAACATCTGCTCCCACGGCAGCTGTGCCGTTTTGACATTTTACATTAATAGAACCGCGCTGGAATACGGACACTGCGTCGTTAGGCGCATACTGTCCGACACCCTGTTCAAGGTAGTTAAGAGAAGATTTAATCTCCCTTGCGGCTACGCCTATAAACTGTGAGGCTGTCGCTCCTGTTTTCGGTAATACAACTTTTTTATTTTCATCATATACCAATGCTAAACCGAAAGGCACATTGTCATTGCCCCCGAGAGGTTTTGTGTTCACTATCATATCCGGCTGTCTTGCGTATGATCCTGCCATTCCGTGTGGCATTGTTGTTCCGATTGTCTGAGGATTAAGTCCTGCCATTTATATCACTCCTTCTTAATTATCCTTTTTATGTGGGTTAAGGCTGTCGTACACTTTCTGCTGTTCCTCAACAACCTTTCCTGCGTTTGCTTTTGCGGCGTTTTTCATTGCTGCGTCTTTTGTTGCCGAAAGAATAGATGTTACCTGTTCATCGTTTCCCTTTATTGATGAAAGAATAGCGTCCGTTACTCTTGCCCTATCGTTTTTGTCTTTGATAGCGGCAACTGCCGGACGTACTCTGCGAAGAATTTCAACTGCGTCTTTTGTTCCGCAGGCGTCTGACATTTCCTCCGCGGGAATTGTTACGGCTTCTTCTTTATCTCCTTCACCCGAGAGTTTCTCTATTAATTCATCAAGATCGCTTTCGTCCGAAAGTTTCTTTTCTTCACGGTCATTCTTTTTACCGAGTTCTCGAAGCATTTCTATTACTTCATCGAGTTTTGAACCTAAGTCGTCGCCTTTAGGCGCTCTTTCGACCATTACGTCCGCTGTGGGTTCTGCCTCCTGCGCTTTTTCAACGGGTTCGGCATCCAGCACTGCTGCCGTTGTTGTTGCCATAGCTTCTATATCTTCCGCTGTGGCGTCCTTTGTTGCTGTTCCGAATACTTTCAACAGCTCTTTTGTAAATTTGCCCATATTTATACCTCCTTTTGATATTGAGCCTTCGTCTTTTATTGAAACCATGTGTCCTGCTCTGCCTCTCGGCACAACCGCTATATGATTGCCTCGGATTTTCGTTTGTTTAAAATCTTCTCCGTCGGGTACATAATCACATAAATAGCCACATGAGATTTCGCGTTTTATATTGTTTTTCACATCGTTTATCAAACTCGGGTCATTTATATACAGGTCAGCCACCATGAAATCTCCTTCACGTCTTACCCTTTGCGCATGACCTTTTGCGTAATTACTGAAATTGGACGGTTCGACTTCTTCGGGAGGGTGTCCGTCTGTAACAGGCTTTCCCTCGAAACTGGCAAGCGCCGCAATATCAAACACATCGTCCTCATATCTGTTTACTTTTATTATTCGTTCGCCGTCGCCGTCCATATTTAGGTCTTCCGCTTTGTAAAGCTGTTGTCCTATTCTCGCTATTGGCACATTTTTACAAATTAAAAAACCCTCACCTGTTTCTATCTGGTTAGGGCTTATCTCTGTTCCGTAATAATAAATCATTGTTTCACCGCCTACTCTACGCCCGACACCAATGTTGTTTGGTCGGCTGATTGTCCTGTGGCAGCTTCAAGCAGTAAATCCGCTATAATTGCCTGGTGGTCTGTTTCATCGGCATTCAGTTCAAGAAATTTCTCTATATCTTTCTCAGGCGCAAGAGCCATAAGAGCAGTATATATACGCACTGTCTCCGTCTCCATTGCCAATGCTTTCTTCAGAAGTTCTATATACTCCACGTTCAAGCCTCCTTTTTTGCATTAAAAAAACGTCCTTTCGGACGTTTAAATAAATGGTACTATTTCTTTAATTGATTTTAGAAAATCCTTTGCTTTTTGCATGTTGCTGTTATCTGTAAGATATTCTATACCTTTCGGCGTTATATTTATATCTGTTATCTTAATTTTTCCGACACCTCTGTTTAAGCCTTTCGCAACCGCTACACCGCTTATATATCCATCGGAAAACATATTCTCGATTATATATTCCCAATAGCTCTCGCATATGGGGAAATATTTTGTATTGAATGTCAAATACTCCATATCCGGTGCGATACCTTCTTTTAGGCAGTAATACAGATAGGTTAATATTCTATATACTAAAACAAAATAATCGTCCTTAGACATTTAATCACCCCATTTGTATATATTTTTTATTTAGCTTTCGGTTATTATTAGTTCTCCCGAAACTTCTGTTATAGTCTTTCCGTCAATAAAAGGTGTGATAAATACTTTATCTAAGGAATCTACTACTGTTTCCTGTCCGTCAAAAAACAAAAGGTAAGTATCATTTCCGGAATAAAAGGGGTCAATATTACCTTCTTTTCCGCTATATTCAAAACCAAAAAGCGTTCTATTTACAACAATTGTCTGTTTTATATAATCCACTATGTTCATAGAATATCTCGATTCTCCTCTCGTTCTCCGCTGTTTAATTCTCGAAGTCGGCGTTCCAACAACTTCCCGTTTTCATCATATATATAATCATGTGCATGTTCTCCGTGCATTCCAAGCTCTTCTTCTTTTTTATGCCCATGCCCATTGTTGCTGATTTGTTTTATCTGGCGACCTGAAGAGTCATAATAATTCCTGCTTATTCCTCCCTTTGCGCTAACAACCTGTGTTATTATATTCGGAAATCCTTTTATTTTTGTCTGTTCTACTTTTATTATTTCTCTACCGATAACGTTTGTCAATAACTGTTTTCTGTTGCGATATAGATATTCCCATTTCTTATATTTCTCATCGTCCGCCAACTTATGCTTCCGAAAAGTTTCAAATGTTTTAGGTACTTTATCCCCCAGAGCAATCCTGTATTTCTCCCACTGTCTGTAATCCTTCAGCCATTTGGCTCTGGCTGTTTGTTTTTTGCGATATGCTTCTATCTGCTCTTGCGTTCTCGGGTCTTTAGTCGGAGGATTTTTCTTAAAACTCGAAAAATCTTTTACTTTCTGTACTTCCTCTTCGGTAAGTCCCATAGGCGTCCACGGCGTTAAAACATGAAGGCAGTTCGGATGTATATTCAGATAGCTGTTTGTTAAACTGTCGGGTCCGTTAGGGTCTACCTTTCCGAATGCCGACGCCAACGGAGGAAAGTCAGGGTCGTTTCCGCTTTTGCTGTATACTCTTCCTTCCAACGGTGCGCATATAGCGCAGGTCGTACCGTGAGAACTTATCTCATATAAATCATGCCTGTCATCAGCCGTCAGCACTGCTAAAACCTCTGACTGCCTCGATGTTGTTCTCGTTGCCATAGTACAGTAAGCATGTAGTCCCCAGCGCCTCCCTGCCTTATCTACAAACGCCGTAACTCCTTCTTTTATAAGTTGGTTATACATTTCATTCGCCGCATTTTTTATGCTCGTTCCTCTTGCCTGCATATTCGCTACCGCATTTAAGCCTGCACGTCTGAATATATCGTTTTCCCTACGTCCGACAAGTGCGCTTTCCAAGGTTTTCATTACAGTGTTTTCGCTCTCCACAATCTCCCCCATAAGGTTTGAGACAAGGCTATCTATTATACTGTATTGTTCCGCTGTCAGTGCGACTGCGTTTGCATATCCGGATACATGTTTGCTTACAGGCTCTTCTATTTTTCTTGCTTCGGGAACTCTCACATAAAACTGTTTCTCAATCATTTTAGGCACGTATTCCCAGCACTCGTTTTCCATGCGTTTTAGTATAGCCTGCACGCGTTCCAAAGCGGCTACGGCGTGATAATCTACGTTTCCCATAGAACGCAGCCGTCCTATTTCGTTTATTATATCGGTTTCGGCTTTAAGATATATTTTTCGTAGTTTTTCAAGTTCTTTCTCATTCGGCGCTCTGTTTAGCATCTGCATTGCCATTCAGCTCCTCTCCGTACCCCAACCCCATTAAAGGGTCTCGGAGTGCGGTTACATCTTGAAACGTCTTTCCTTTATTCGACGCTATCTCCTCATCGGTTATACTATCAAACAATCCGGTCTCCTCTGACAGTTTCTTCAATTCTTTCTGTGCTGTCGCCTGGTCCATTAGTCCTGCCTGGAATACCGTTACTATTGTTTCCGCTTTATACTTAACAATCTCGGATATTTCTTTTGCAGTCGGCGTCCAAAGCGTAGGGAACGAAATATCTAAATCATCGGGTATCGCTCCCCATGCCGACATAGCCAATACAGGGAGTATTTTATATATTATAGGTTTAAGCACGCTTTCTCTCAAAGTATCTATATAGTCATAATAATTCTGTAAATCGCTTTCGCCTGTAGCGTTCAACCCGGCAGGAGCGCGACCGAATAATTTGGTTACGGGTATTCTTGACGCGCCTGCCAAATCAAGGCACATACTGTCATATACTTCCTGTAATCCCGTGAACGTATACTGCGTATTTGTAATCTTATCGTCTTTGTTTACAAGCTGTACTCCGAAGTTACTTTTACATACAGACTGCGCCTGCATTACGTTCCAGAAACGTCTCTGCTGTTCCATAGAAGCTATGGAAAACAACTGGTCAAGGTTTTGTACTTCCATAGTGTCCACATTTGCTCTGAACGTCAGAGCCGCCATATTCATAGCGACATTATCGTGCTTGACTACATCGGAATATAACGCTTCAACCTCGGATTCGCCCCAATACATCTCCGCTATCTTTTCGAGATACGGCAGTTCCCGTCCCGTAAATCTTATAATCCTGGAATGATGTACTTTCGCATATATGCGTCCTTCGCTATCGGCTATACTGTAATATTTCGGAAGTCCGAAATCAGAATCCGACATATCGGTTACTATTTCCATATCGGGATTTACTCCGCTCCATCTGTCAAGTATGTATAGACCTTTAAACGTTCCCGGATATATCAGTTCAAAATCAATCGGTTTATCAAGTTCGTTTTCCTGCCCCTCTATCATTATCAGACCGACGGCGCCGCCGTATAATCGTCCCCATTTTAAACCTATATTGATTTTATCTTTCAGCTGCGTAACTCTTTGTACTCTTTCAAATTCCGCCAAATAATCGGGAGATATAGTTCCAGATAGATTAAACCAACGTTTAGTCATATCGTCGGGTATAATACCTACAACATTCTGCACAACCCAATTCCCACGATACAGCGAATTGAGTAGCGCATAATTATCTGTCATTCTTGTCAGCGGATACTCTGTTGCTTCCAGTGGCGATTGTGAGCCGTAGCCTAATCGAAAGAGCGGATTGGAAAAAGCGTCCGTTGTCATTTTTTTATTTTTATTTCTGCGAGACAAATTGCCACCTCCTTACTCAAACCGCCAATCAGGCAGATAATTTACATAATATCTCAATGCGTCCATGCTATGGTCATTTTGTTTTACCGGTTGTTCTTTACCGTTTAAGGAGGCTTTCTCATCCCATAAATAAACTCCCATTTCATCAAGTACGCTCTCGCAAACAGTATTTACCAGTATCTTTCTCCGCTGTATCAGCGACGCCGTTTTTCGTATACCGTCCAGCACATCGTTATTAGCAGGGATGACATAAACCCCACGGCTTCTCAGCTCTGTTATAAAAGAAGCCGCCGACGGGTCTACAATTGCGGCGCAGTAATCATTGCCCATAAACGCCATAAAATCATCGGCGTATTCTTTGTCCGTTTTTTGCCTGTGTTCCTTTCGGCTGTCCCAGTTATATTCACGATGAACACGGACGATTTCACCGTCGTCGTATATATCGAGAAATCTCATAGGATTTGTAGTTCCGTAGTCAATGGCTATTGTTCTTGTAGCTGCCGACTTTAACCATATAGGCTCCTCACCTGTTTTATATGTGTTCTCCGTCTGGTCGAACATATCGTATATCAATCCCTCGGACATTACCCATTGTCCTAATATATATCGCTGATAAAACACGCCTGTATACATGTTTTTATACCTTTGACGGGTTTTATCATCGAGAGCAGGGTTATCATCCATTAAAAAATGCAGATGTACGGCGTTCTTTTTATCCGCCTGTAATATCCATTCCTGTCTGAACCAGTGTCTTGGGTTCTCGGGGTTACAGTTAAACCAGAGCTTTGCGCCCGGTACCGAACAACGTGCAAGAGCCTGTTCCACAAAGGAACGGGGCATTAACGCAACCTCATCAAGCATTACTCCTGCCAAAGTTACTCCCTGTATGAGCGTATATGAACTTTCATCTTTTCCGCCAAAACAGTAAAACCTATTTTCTTTGTTGCCTCGTTTTGAAATTATTGTATGTTCGCTGCGGTTGTATCGTATATCAAAATTATCTTTAAGATACTTTATTCCGAGCAACGGCGTTATTATATTCCTTTCTACTGCGCCCACCGACTTTCCGCAGAACGCAAACGCACATTGATTAAAATTTCCCATCGCCCATAAAAAAAACGACAATGACATAATCGATGTCTTGCCGCTTCGTACTGCGCCGTCGCATATAAGTGCGTCGTAGTTGCTATATGGGAATTTAAGAATCTTTTTTTGTTTTTCAGAGAAGCTCATCTTTATACTCCTCCTTTAATGCTTTGGTTATCGGATCGTCGTCGGATGATGGAGTATCCTCATCCTGTTTATCCGTAAACATTCCGAGATGTTTTCCGAGAAGCTCCAAGGCTTTTACCTTATCGTTCATCTTTATTTCAATGCCGTTTCGACCTTCTTTAATTCCTGCTATTGCCCCGATTTTTTCTTTTTCTATCTCATCAGTCGGCTTTATTATAACTTTTTCAAACCCGTTTATATTCTGTACTTCAACATAATCGGTTATTTGTGCAAATCCTATCTTTGCCAGCTCTTTTACAACATCGTCCTGTTTTATCTCTGTACGCTCCGACCTTTCAGCTATTTTTTCTTCAATATACGCCGCAACCTTAGTGTTTCTTAGCAGCTTTGAAGCATTTACCGCCGCCGAGTTATCGTTTTTAACGCTTTTATATGCCGCTTTGTATGCTCTGGTGGCATTAAGGTCGATTAAATATTCGTCTGCAAATTTTTTCTGTTTTTCTGTCATGCCACTGTATCACATCCTTTCGGGCATAAAAAAAGGACTATAATTGAATACAGTCCTAAAAATCAATGAATATTTTTTTGTTTTTGTCTTTTTCTACTCTACTATTATACCACAGATAAATGTAACATTGTGTAACATCTTTCTTTATTGGAACTTTTGTGGATAGCGCGCTCTGAATGCTTGTAAAGCTAATCCATGCAAACGTCTAGTGTGTACATACACATAACTCATCTCCACCGCTATCTCTTCAAGACTCTTATACTGCACATATCTCTTA